AGCTGAACTTTATCCAACAGACTTTGATTGTATAGAACAACAAGCTGCAGCTCTTAATAACTTTGAACAAAGATCTGAAGAATATAAAGATAGAACAAAGTTTGATGCACACTGTATAGAGTTTGATTCTTTTGAAATCCCATACTACAAACCACTAGGTACATAAGTGTAATATGTATGAAGTTTCAAGGAAACAAAGTCCTAGTAATAGGAGATGTTCACGATTCTCCAAAGCTATCTAAAGACAGACTTACCTGGATAGGTAAATACGCAAGAAAATCTAAACCAGATTATATAATTCAAATCGGAGACTTCGGCAGCTTCGATTCATTATCTAGTTTCCAAAAGAATGATACACAACAAGGCAAGTTAAAAGATGCTTTTATGGTTGATATACTTTCTCTTAGAAATGCGATTGATACTTTTAATAAAGCATTAAAGAATGATTCTATTCCTAGACATTGTACTATTGGTAATCACGAAATGAGAGTACATAAGTTTGAAGAAAAGATTCCAGAAATACAAGGTCTAATGAAAAAAGCATTATACGATACTTTCCATGATAGAGGTTGGACTACTACAGAATATGGGGAGTTTAAATTTATAGGTGGAGTTGGTTTTGTCCATGCTCCTTTAAACATTATGGGTAAAGAATATGGAGGTAAAAATGGAGAAGTGCAAATAGCAAATGATACCCTACATGATGTCGTTTTTGGTCATACACATAAGCATAGAGATTGGAAAGCTCCCAAAATTGGCGATTCACAATGGGTAAGAATAGTCAATGTTGGTTGTAGTTTGCCGCAAGATCATGTAGAAGAATATGCAAAACTCAATATGACAGGGTGGTCCTGGGGTATTGTCGAACTTGATATATGGAGTAATCATATACAAGATAGTAAATTTATCTCTATGAGTAGATTGGAGAAAGAATATGGTTAGTAATTTATGGGCGAAAGCCAAAGATAGCTGGAGTGGTTTAAATAAAAGAGGTAAAATTCTTTTTAGTGCTGTTGCAGTAATTATACTTCTGATTATCTGGAACTGGATAATCTAATGCCTTTACCTTTATTATCGACAGTTGGTCCTTTAGCCAAGATGATCGGTGGTATTGTTGATAAAGCAATACCAGATAAAGACATGAAAGAGAAACTAAAGCATGAACTTAACACACAACTTATAAATGGAGAGCATGAAGAACTTATCGCAAAGTCTAGTATCATTAAAGCCGAAGCTGAATCTAAGCATTGGCTTACTGCTACTTGGCGTCCAGCTCTTATGTGGATTTGTATTATTGTTATCGCTAACAATTATATTATTGCTCCTTTCGCTAATGCTATATTCGGTACAAGTCTTTCGCTAAGTATACCAGATCCAATGTGGAATCTTCTAACTATTGGTGTTGGAGGGTATATAGCTGGGAGATCTGGCGAAAAAATAGCTCAAAAATGGAAAGAGAATAGCTAATTCGGTTAGATTTGACTAGTCATACCGAAGAAACATAAAAACTCGCTGAGAGCCAAAAAAAAGGGGATTACACGCATTTACGCATAATCCCCTAAAGAAGCGATGAAAAAGTCAACTATATAGACTAAACCCACACACATTAATATTATTAACTAATATTTCTATATATTGTTTAATTCTTTTCTAGTTTAACCTTTCCTTTTGGCATTTAAGATGTCAGTAGAAAAAGCAGCCAAAACTCTTTTCCTACTCCTTTCTGCAACCACGCAGAAACCATTGGGGGAGTAAAGTTTTCCATGGCTAACCATGTGAGATTATTACTCCCTAGCTCTACTACATAGTTTCTTAGTAGGCACTATGATACCCATGAGGAGCTACCTCATTATTCAGTAGAATGTTTTTGTACTAGCTGCTGGATGCACACTAGAAATTAATCGTTTTAACAGCAGCTAGTGTTCTTTAAAATGGTATATCGTCTACACTATCAGTTGAACTTGCAGCTGCTGGTTTACTACCAGTTGCTTTCTCTCCAACCATTCTGATTACACCACTAAACTTTGGTACAAGTATTTCTGTTGTAGTCTTTTGATTGCCCTCAGAATCAGCATACTTTGAATACTCAATCTCGCCCTCAACATACAACATAGTACCTTTGTGTACATACTTCTCGATAGTCTCAGCTAGTCTTGGATCAAACACTTTGATCATATGCCATTGTGTTTTCTCCTGGTTAGTCTGACCTACCTTGTATCTTTTGTTGGTAGCCAAAGATAACTTTGCAAACTTTTCATCTTTTGTAGTTACTTTGATTTCTGGCTCTGAGCCAACTCTACCAATCAACATTACTTTATTAATCATCAGTTTCTCCTATCTCTAAATTATTTATTAACTCTGAATCCATAATGGCTTCTTGCATCTTAGTAGTAATATCAACTGTCTTAAACATTTTCTCATTTGTATTACCCCATTGATTCCAGAAACCAGCTTCAGTATCTAAGCTAAACTTTACTTTAGAATGAACATTATCATTCAACTCTATAGTTCCAGAAACATATATTCTAGGTTTCATCTTTCTTTAGCTCCTTTGCTTTTGATTCATACTCAGCTGTCGCTTTCTGTACATACTTACTATTGTCAAACAACCCTAAGAATACATCAGCTGACATACCTAGATAACTCAAACCTTTTGTTAGAGCATCTGTCATAGCTTTCTTACTAGCTTCATCATCAAAACGATTTGTTTTACCTACAGATAGTTTCTGCATAGATGATATTGGACCATACTTGTACCAGATATCATCTTGATCTTTCCAAACAATCTTAACTTCTGCAGCTACATAAGTATCTGTGTAAGCATAGCTCACATCAAAACCCCAACCTTTACCACAAGGTCCAAAGGTTTCTGTCATCTTACCAATCTGCCACATAGGATCTATCGAAGTAATATCTCCAAATCCTTTGTTAATCTTTTTTGTAAACTTAGGATCTGTAACTTTCAGTTGATCCCAAATAATTTTATTTGGATTGTCTGTTCCTTTCATTGTACCTCCATACGATTATATTTTTGTTAAACTGATTCTTTCTTGTAACTCCAGAATCAATTATATCCTTACTAATTTTCAACTCAGTAAATCTTGGTCTTACTGATAATATTGTAATATTCAGTAGATCTGCTACTTCTTCTGGTGTAGCTCCATAACTACCTTTATTCTTTATTATCTGTAATACTCTAGTTCTCAAATATGGCAGCTTTTTGTTTATGTCATTAGCTGCATTTTTGCTAGTGTTCTGTTTCTTGTAACCAGCTGCTATTGGGTAATTCAAACTCATACGCTTGTTCTCCATTTAAATAAATTCTTGTTAAATTATTCTCAACAATCTTACCATCTCCTTTGAACTGATCAAAAGCAACAAAGTCTGGTGGCTGTACATTTGTCATAACAAAATTCCAAAACATACACTCAGCATAAAACATTTGTTTGATGAACTCATCATCTCTCTCAATCTCATAAATTTTGTGTTGAGAATTACCAATCAGTACAGATAGATACGCTTTCTGAAATCTTGTAACCATCAGATAATGTTGTATCTGAGGATAGTATCTATGTGTAACATCTTTGAACGAAAATGGGCTGACATGCTTTGCTTCAAATATACAACCACTATCTGTAATACCATCAACACTTGCATACAAAAATTCTACAAGTTTAGATTGTATGATACCTGGTTTAAGTACTTGAATTTGTGTTTCTTTTGTAAACCATTCTCGATTGAAATCTTCGGTTACGATACCAAGTTGTACTGGTAAAACATCTGATAGATCTACAGGAGGTTTCTTACCTGTCTTGATCTCCCACAGATCTTTCCAATTACCATTTACAATTTCTTTGGCATCTGTACCACCAAGTCCTTTCATTTCTTCACGCTGCATATCTTCGTGAATAATAAAAGAAGTATTCATCTTGTTCTTCTTCGCCATAGTTCCCTTTCTTGTTTGTATTTAGTCATCAAAAGTCTTACCACATTTGACACTTTTTTGTTATCTTTTACATACTTACTATTGTACAATCTATCAAACTCAACAGCTTCTTCCATTGTAAAATACTTGTAAGCTAGTTTAGTAACAAATCTTCTTTTCCTCCTTATCAATACGATAGGATCTTCAATCTTCTTTCTTTTTACTATCCCTAATCGATTCAAGATTTGCTTCAAGTGTTGTACCATAATTGTTCTCCAATAACTTGTTTAAGTACCAAGCAGCTTTCATTAAATCTTCTTCTCCATTCTTCTTGGTATGTCTCTTAACATACTTTACAATGTTAGCTTCCAAAAAATTTAGATCCCAATCAAGTATAACATCTGTCAAATGATATCTATTTTCGGTATAGTAATCTGGATTTGTATTATGTCTGGTCATAAACTTTTCTCATATATATTCTATGACCTTTCATTTTATTTCTTTTAAAATGATTGTTAATAGTATTAGTTACATTCTCAATCTTCTTCTTAATCCAATCTGGATTCATTGGTATTTCTGAAGTCTCATACTCCAGGACATACTTAATCTTAAGTGGATTTTCTTGCGATATCCTCATCATTTGGATCTCCTTTCATATTCATGTGTTCGGTACAAAACCATGTACGCATATAGTCATTACTGTAAATTCCTATCTTACCACAATGACATCTTTGATACTCTTGTTTTTCTTCTGGTGTCTTATTGAAAAACCACCAACCAGGTATCTTGATTAGTTTTTTCTTTTTAGCCACAGCTCACACTCAAGAGCTTCTGCCCAGCAACAGAACAAGTACCCAGATGGTTTTCGGATTCCTACTTCCCACTTAGATACAAGTCCTATTGCGACATTCATCTTTCTATCCAAAGCATTTTGTGTCAATCCCAGCTCCTTTCGTTTCTCAACAAACTGAGAAATCAGCTGTTTCTGGAACTTTTCTGTAAGTGCATAAGCCATACAAAAAAATACCTTGATTTTCATAAAATGTAAAGCTACGAAATAACTTTCAATTCCTTCTGAGAAAAACTAGGGCAGTTATCCTTTCGGCTGCCCTAGAACTTCTACTGGCTCAATAGCATCTTCAATATCTCTTGCTGATATAGATTCAAAGTTTTCATTCTCATACTTATCTATCTCATCAGTAACTTCTTTGAGCTGTCTTTCCAAAATCTTTTTGACTTCGGCAAGACTTGTAAGAATATCTTTTAGTTTCTTTTCACGATCATAGTAGTAATCCATACGATCATGTGCTTGTTCTTGATTGTCAAGAAATGCTCTACCCATTATGCTCATTGTTTTCCCTTTCGTTTTCATCAATGATAGCTTGATATTTACCAATAATATTCTCTATCATATTGATAGCATCATCATACTTAGTGATCTTTGGTCTAGGATCTTCAATAAGTTTTCTGACATTTTTTAACTCATCAATAAAATTTTGTACATCATTCATACTACCACTCACTCGCTTTCATTATAGTCAATACTCTTATAGTCTGACTAGGATCAGATGCATCTGGACTATGATACATCATAGCATTATCTTTATAATCTATCTTCCAGAAAATCTTTTCTTTCTGATACATAAAGTTTCCAAAGTCTCTTTCTCCATACGGATTGTTATCTTCTGTAAAATTTTTATACAAAGCAACATTATTTAAGAACTGCATTCTATTCATACCATTTGCAAATATACTAGCTCCTCTAGTAATAAATGCTTTGTCTTTACTATCAGCTTTGAATAACTCTCCAGTAATTAGTTTTTTACGAAGCTCGTCATTGAGAAGTGCTATCTTCTCAATCTTCGGTAGCTTCTTATCGTTTAGAACTTTTTGATCTACCATCTAACCACTCCTTTTCATCTTTAGATAAATTATCTTGATTGTTCTCAAGATTGTCTAATCTAACTTTGATATCTTTGATCTCTTTGTTGATCTTCTCAACCAAAGCTAGATTCAGTCTTTGATCCAGGCTCGTTATCTGGCTCTCCAAATTCTCCATAGTTTTGTTCCTTTCTTTTGTAATCTCTATCAACATCACGCACAACCTTGTGTCGTTTATAATATCTTGTAATTATGTATGAGAAATCCTCATCAAGAAGTATTCGGTAGTACCAAATACCTCTACGTTTGACATAACCATATGCTGCACTTGTTGCTACACCTCTAAGTATTCGGTAACCAAACCTTGTCGCTGTTCTGAATATCATTTTCATTCCTTTCTGTTAAAAAACTATAACTAGAACTATTACTTTCCACACAGTAATAGCACAAATCATCTTCAATATACTGATGTCCATTACACTTTGGACACACTTCTGGTGTCTCCATATTCCTTTCTCCTTTCGACTTGCTCTTTACAAGCAATAAATACTGTAGTTATACTACTATTTTGGCAATAATTAGGCAACCTTTTCCATCTAGGGTCTTTAATCATCTTATCTGCTACATAGAAATATAACCTCATGTTGTTGTCTACAATATCACTATTCTTCAACATATATTCTGACTTCATCTCTTTCTCCCTCCTGAGTAAATCTTACAGCTACCTCTTTGATACTTGTAAATTCTTTTGCAAGAGTATGACTTGTTTTACCCTCATCAAGCATATACTCACTAACAAATACATCTCCACATATTACAATCTTACAATCTGATGATATGCGGTTTACTTTGCATATTATATCTTTTAGTTGTTCCATAGTTGGTTTCATAATTAATCCTTTCATTTACTTACGCAGTAGTTCTCCTGGTTAGCACTCAAATATCCACTACTAAGTTTTAAGAGTATCGCTATTACTATCCTCGAACATGATATAAACCTGTCAAACATCACATGATGTTATCTATCTTACTGGCTATCAGTAAGCATGACCTCAAGTCTTATATCATCTTGTTCTCATAAGCCCTCGCTTTCGTTTTTGGGAAGTGGATAAACCACTGGTATCTTTATAAAAAGACGTTTCCTATTCAATATATTTGGAAACTCAATCACACTTCCCTATGATACCTTGCATAGCTGCTCAAATTGGGAATTATTTTTTACCCACTTCTTCTATGCTTAGGTCATCAATCTCGTAGTCTAAATCTTCTAACCATGTAATAATTTCAGATTTAATATGTGTTTTATCAAACCAACTATCATCATCTGATTCTGTTCTTTTAAGTTTAAACTTAACATTCCATTCCATAGTTACCTCATCAATCTCATTCGGTTATTAAAACCTGGTTTTTTTTTATATGTAAGGGGGTATATTTCAACCCCCTCACACTATGTATTATTTATCAAACAATGGTATTGTATCTCCAATCTTTAGAACTGGGTCTACCTTGTGACCATTCTTTGACCACCAGCTGTTAACAACCTTGTTGTTATCTTGCTTTTTCTCAAAAGTCATTGGCTTTGACCTATATGGTACATAGTCTTTACCAATCACAGACTTGAAGAAATCCTTAGTAGCCTGGATTTGAATATCAAGTAATTCTACGCTGTATTGTAGATTATTCATACCAATAGACAACTGTTGTAACTTGTTACCAGTTACTTCTTGATTGTTCTGATATGCTTCTTGAGTACCAATATAACTACCATTATCTTCTGATACCATTCTCAGCTTGACTTGAAGTTTGTCTACAGCTTTCTGAGCTGAATCCTTTCTTTTCTCAAGTCTTGCAATACTTGAATTTAGGTCATACTCAATAGACTTCAAATCATCTTCAGCTATCTCAGCTGCGTATACAATACCCAAACCTTTTGTAGTATTGTCGTATTTATCATGTAATATAACTTCGTGTTGCATAATCGCTCCTTTCGAAATCTCATCTGAAGTAAGCTCATCTTACTCAAGATTGAATGACTTGATTATGCAAATAGAAAATCATCTCTAGTCATAGCTTGTTCTCGTATAGGGAGATTCTCACGCACTTGAGAATCGACCAGCATGAAGCGGAACATAGCTTGACTTGGGATTTTCTTATTTGCTATAATCATACATCTTGATATGATGGGGGTGTACCTCCTACCACATCTTGTTATCACTAATTAACTCTTGACACCTCAGAATACTCAAGTATCCTTACGACAGGCATGAACGAATTATCAAACAAGAATGATGAACTAACCGACAAACAAAAGAAGTTAGTTGATACTATCGTAACCACAGGGTGTAGCATAACCGAAGCAGCAGAAATTGCTGGATACTCAACGAAAAAGAGTAAAGATACAGCCAGGGTAATAGCATCTCGTACATTACGAATCCCAAAGGTACAGCAATACATGATGCGTCAAGTATCTAGTCAGATAGGACTAGGAGCTGTAACCGCTAGTAATAAACTCATCAAGTTAGCAGAATCAGCTAAGTCAGAGTATGTACAACTAGAAGCCAGTAAAGACATACTGGACAGGGTGGGATTACGCACAGCCGAGAAGATAAAGCACGATGTAACAGGAGACATAAAGGTCAGTATAGACTTGAGCTAACTTGACGAGTAAGTACAGACAAAAACGCGTACTCCCCCCAATGATCGTGGGGGGTAGGGGGGTTAGAAAACTACAGCGTTGACATAGTGATAGGTACTACTCTAACAATAAAGCTCAAAAAAGCTCTATGTTAATGTGCATAGAAAAAATATCATAAACTGATAAGGTTAGATTGACACTAATGTGGTACATATTGTACAAACTATACTGGTTAAGTAGAAGTGTCGGTGGTCGACCACTTTAACTAAAACAAAGGAGTATAGAATGATGTATGGTAGTGCCATGAAAGGTAAAAAGAAAACAAAGAAAGCTAAGAAACAAGCAGCTACTGCAGTTGCTATGAAAAAAGCTGGTAAGAAGCCAAAGAAGAAAATGAATTACTAATGGCTAAGAAGTCTACAGTAAATAAATCTGGAAACTACACGAAGCCTACAATGAGAAAAAGAATGTTTAATCAAATAAAAGCTAGTGCAGTACAA